GGCGGTAGTGGGGTTAGCACTCGTGACGTGCTGGGAGGAGAGGGAAGAAAGACCTGAGGCGCCGAGCTGAGGCGTGATGAGAGTCACGTCATACTCGACCCAAAGCTTCCCCCAAGAGACCGCGGTGCCGTCGACAGTGCACGCAAAGAGATTTCCTGCATCATAGGTCTTGATGTCCAGGTTCGCTGCCAAAGGGGCAGTGCGCACAAACTTCGACGGTCCCAGAGCGTGCAGCGCCTCAGCGCGGAGCACGCAGCAGATATCTTTCCACGGAGCGTCTTCCTCGACGTCTTCGTAGCTTGAAGCAATCTGCTCAGAGGCAGGCGCAGCATCAGCTGCGTCGTAGTCTGGGACAAGCATCATGGAACCAGGCACATTGCTGCCGGTCCTTGTGTAGTAGCAGAATCGTAGCTTATTGAATCGATACCGTTCCCACCCTTGGGCTTGTGAAGCCAGCCAGGGGGCAAACGCCGGGAGACCCGGATTCAAGGGGATTGTCTGCGCAACGGTGAAGGCACCGCTGCCAGTCAAAGAGCCAATGAGCTCCCTATGAACGATCCGCGCTTGGTCGCGCGAAGCTTGAACGAGTGGCGCACGGGTCGACAGACCTGTAGCGTACGCCGCCGCTACACCGACTTGCCCACGGGGGGGGCGAGCCATTGATGCACCGAGCCGGGCCTTGCCCGCACCTCGATTTGCACTCTGCGGTCTCGGACCGCGACCACGACCCTGAAGAGGGTTCCGTGGCTTCCCAGCCGCGTTCGGCTGATTGGGCCGGGCATTGCTACCCTGGCTATTGTTGTTGTTGGACTTGTTCATGTATTGGATCCGGCTGAACAACCGGACTATTCATCTCACCGAACGATTTGGCACGTTTCGTGAGGGCATTGGACTTAGAAAGCGCTCCAACCCGAAGGCGGCGACTAACAACCTCATCATACCCCCCATACTCCGCATAGGGCCAATCGCCCATCCGTGTAGTCTCTCGGCATTTAGTCGTAAAGGTCCAAAGGACCACCCGTTGAACACGGTCGACACTTAGCACGTAAATGTTTACGTCACACATCAAGACTCAGTCTCCCACAAGCGGAGAAACTAGAGCAGTCTTAGACGCAGACAACGTTTTGGATGGTTTACACAGTGAAACCCAATAAGCAGTTTAACGACTTGCTCGGGTCCTGAGTCCAAACAACAGAGGAAGAGGGCAACGCCCCCCTCAGATCAACGTGCCACCGCCGAAGGCGAGGCACTCCACCAAGACAGTGGGGTCTTCATCATTCTTTTCCGAACGGATTTGATCATACCGAAGGGACGCATCTGGTCCATCCCTAACGGCAGCCATTCCCTCTTCTCAACCCAGGGGCACGACACCTCGTCCATCGACAAAGGCTCGTATCCAGGTCTGGGCAGACCGAAAGACGGTCTCAGGGAAGAGTTCAACAAGATCGTTGTGGCAATTTTACGATCATTCTCCGACACGCGCCAACTCCATGATACAGGAGGATTGACCCCCATTCCACCAAAGGATATGGGAAGGAACATATTACGCGTATGGAAGCGATTGCGGTCTGCGAAATTAATCGCTACCTTGCACTCGCGGGACAGCTCCAAAGAATTGAGCTTAATAAATGTCCCAAGAAGCGAAGCCTGCCGACTAGGCAGAGCACCCGCCAAGAGGCGGTTAATGTTCGCACAAAACCCAGCGGAGGGATCAGCGCTAAGATGCGCCGCTGCAAGTTCGCAGTTTTCCCTCTCCGTGTAGAACACCTCTGAGACCTCCGGATCATCAGATTTCCTGAGCACCTTGTGCTGGCCAAAGAACAGGCCTACATTCAAGAAATCGATTTGCCAGGGAGCCCGCAGTACCGGGTACAAGCCACGCTGCCTTCGCGTCACCTGAAAGACAGGATTTGAGACAAACGAAGGACGGCCATCGGGAAGATCTCCCGCATCCTCCCCCCACGGAGCATAAGAGCCTCCACGAGTAGGGGACTGCCCAGAATCAAGGGCATAGTGGCAACTAGTACTGTTTACATTGAGGTAAACCGGGTGGCGATACGCCTTACCGACGCTCATTTTGAGCCCGACCTTCTCTGCGACAGAAACGTGCTTCTCCCAAAGAACCGGGGGAGCCGCATAAACCATATCGTCGCCATTGACCAACACATGGTCAAGCCTCTCCTCATCAGACCAGCCGCGTTGAACGCCAGCCGTCACCTTGAGATAGACTCCAAGGTTTGCGAGGCAGAGTATAGGGAAAGACAGAATAGAGCCCATGAGCTGGCCATTCTTCTGCACGCCTTTGGATACCGGCGCACCCCACTTGTCCTTCCGTCTCTGCGGATAGAGCAACTCATGGGGTCCGAGCACGCGAAGGGCGTACTCATAGGTTCTCTGGTCCAAGTTACCCAATAGGAAGCGCAAGATGCGCCCTGAGTACTTCCAGGAGAGACCGTCGGTAGCGGCAGAATAGTCAACGGAGAACCACTCCCAACTGCTCTCAGCCTTCTTGGCTAGATCGAGAACATCAGTGGGTGAGAATGGTCGTCCGATAAGTCGGAAACATGGCATAGAGCGCAAAGCGCCGTGCAGAGCCTTCTGAATAGGCCTCATCGCGTAGTAGGGTAAAGACTCACCCTTTGAGATCACGCGTACCTTAAATGGCTCAAGCACCGCCTGAATGACCGCCCGAAGAGGCCGGCCATATGTGCGATTCAAATAAACGTTGTGGAGCGAAACCCAATCATCCCGTCCGTATTTCTCACGAACCTCGGCACACACGTTCGTCATCCGGCCGAAGCCGTCGAAACGATGAACCACAGGGTAGAAACGCATCCTAACGAGCATATCCCCCGACCTAGTAAATGGAACCGATGTCTGCGACATTGTCGCCGGTTCCCGTGTCGGGACACATACCTCGCCAGTGGCGGGAAGGGGGTCGTCAGCGGGCTCAATCCCATCATCTGACGCAACCTCACAATTCTCCTCTTCATAGATCTCACTCTCCAGACCAGACAGAACAACAAGAGTCGTCTGCTGTCCCCCCTGCGACCGCGGCAATTCATAGCACGCAGAAGTCGAGGGAGCCAGAGAGGGAAAAGAGGGAATACTCCGGAAAATCTCCGTGAGACTGCTCCGCGCCTCTTCGAGCACGCGTTGAAAGCAGGGGTCCTGGAAAATCTTGTTGATCGTCGTATCGACGCCAGGGTCCACAGACGTCAAAGCAAGTAAATGCTTCTTGTACGTCTCCTCCACAATGGCTTCAGAGGCAGGCAGAGCAGATCGCTTAGCCTGGAACCAGGAGTACCAGAGATGAGTATTGCGTCGATTAAAGGCAGTGAGCCGCTGACGCATCCATTTTCTGAGGCAGCCGGTAGGACGAAAATTCCTATCACAACCGGCTGGAAGTTCGTTCCGAAGATAACGCGCGAGAGGGTAGGTCAGCAACCATTTGGCTCTGCTTAACCACACCATCTCATCAGGCGCGTCGTCCAGGAGGGCGGAGAGCTGCAAAGGCAGTTCCGCAACGACCTCACGTCCAGCACCATGGTGCTCCAGGACTAGAATGAGGCCGCGAACTAGGGCGTTCGTCCGTTCGGGTAGTGTTGGGGTAACACCTAACACAACCTGCTCCGAGGACGTCCGGGCAGGATGGTGGGGGGACTTCCCCCCGTTGTCTTGCAATTCTGTAGCGAGCATTACTCTTAGAATGCAAAATTCGGATATTTTCACCACTTGATCGTGGTGCGG